GCTCGGCAGTCTGGTCGGCGTCCCGGATGGGGATAATGACCCCATCGACATCGGACTGGGCGGGCTCCTTCACGGTGTCGTTGACCGGAGCTAGCTGTGTCTATCCGAGAGGATAGACCAACTGGCACGGCCTTCGGCCCGTTCCTGAAGCGTTTGTTCTTGATTGCTGCAATTCTTGCAGCAGGTATCGGAGGCGTTTATGCCTCCGTCAAGAACATGTCTTCAGGGCCGTCATACGTTGTCCCGGTTGTGATAGAAGGGGAAGAGAGTACCAATACGGTATTCTCTGATTCTACCACAGTGAAGTACGGCAATGCCGTATCAACTGAGGTATCCTCAACTACCACTTCTAGGAAACGTACCACGTCTCCGAAGGAGTAAGCATGTCAGTTCGTCTAAACCAAGAGCTTAGCTCTTGGAAAGTCGTCTTAGCTAAGCTAAGGCGCATAGAGACGACCTGGAGGGGATTACCACTCTCTAGGGTGGACCATCAAACGTGGACAGAGGCAGTACTTCTGGCCACTTTGGTCCTAAGCGATCTCTCCAATCGGTACGAGGGTTGTGGATCTCATCGCGATCACGTGTTGTGGGCCTTTTCGGCCTGCCACACGGACGTGAGCGAGATGGCATCCTTTTTATCGGATGTCATACCTCTTTTCCGCGGTTATTCCGTAGATGGGGATATGACATATGCTGACTTTAAACATCAGCTTGCTGACAAGTATCCCTTTGCAGGGAGCTTGCTAGCACCGATTAAGGGAGCTATCGAGCTGTTCTTGAGCTCTCCCAACCCTAGCACCTTCTACCCGCCGTACCAATTCCTATCGTTTCTTACACATCTCTCTCTTTCCGGTTTGGACATGCAGTCCGAACTTGAAGAGGAGTATTGTGAGAACGAGGAATTCGTGCGCAACTACAAGCGAAGTCAGTTTTTGATCTCGCGTATGCGAGAAGTCATGACTGACTGGTTCCGTGACTTTAGCATAGACGTTAATACGTTTATGCCGAAGCACGGTCCCAAGTCTGTAGCTGAGATGAAGGGTGATACCTCTAAAGATTCTAAGTATAGGCTATTGAAGCCTGACTTTCCTCTTTGGGGTACGTTCCTTCTTCTGCACGGCATAGATGTCAGAGACTATCTACCCTTGGAGAACAGCGGTGTGACTAGCCGCTGTGCCGAAGTAGTCTTCGTACCTAAGAGTATGAAGACCAAACGGGTTATCTCCAAGGAACCAGCTACTCTGCAGTATTTTCAGCAGGGATTATCTGGTGAATTAGATCGTCATTTCAGGAGTAATCCTGAACTCTCTGCACACATTGATCTTCATGATCAAGAGCGACAGAGAAATCTGGCTCTCTATGCATCTCGCACGAAGGAGTTCGCAACAGTCGATTTGTCGGCTGCTAGCGATACTGTTTCGTGTGATTTGGTAGAAAGTGTATTCAGAGATACGCCTATCTATGATCTCCTGTGGGCCCTCCGGTCTACGACCGTCCGGCTACCATCAGGAACACAGATGGGTATAGCAAAGTATGCGCCAATGGGGAGTGCATTATGCTTCCCCATTGAATCGCTTATCTTTGCTTGTATCTGTGAATGTACCGTACGCTACGTATACCATACTACTGGAGAATTATTCTCTCAGTATTTGGTGTACGGCGATGACATCATCATACCTGATCCTTGTTTGGAGGATCTAGTGACTAATCTCCGTTTATGCGGATTTCGCGTAAACGAAGATAAGTCATATGGCGGGTCCATGCGTTTCCGCGAATCTTGCGGAATGGATGCCTATGATGGTGTCTGTGTCACTCCGATGCGAATCTCTCGCAGATTCGTGTCTAGGAATGTACACATTCGGTCGGCTGGAATGTTTGCGGGGCTCATCGATATGGCTAACAATGCTCATATCTTTGAGTTTGGGTTGCTTCGTCGGTATCTTGTGGATAAACTTATCCACGAAACCGGCTTCCGTCCCTTCTTTTCTCAAGAAGGTCTTGGATGTCTCTATTCTCCGATACCATCTAACTTCCATCTGCTTTCGCGGTGGAACGACGATTATCAGAGAGATGAGATAAAAGCAACCAAGTTGATCGCGCATCAATCGCAGTCGAGTTCCTGTTATTGGGACTCTAAACGTAGACGATACGTCGATCGGCAACCGCTTGACTTTTCTGAGGATATTCGGTTGTATGAGTGGCTACGTTTGGCTTATGCTCAACGTGAGTTGGGCATGCCACGTGACCCTCAACCCGATGTCGAAGAGTTTAAGGTCTTAAATCCTTCTATGCGAGTTCAGCATAGGGATCTAGACCCGCTCTCTGACGATTTCCCCGTTAAGTCGCGTACCGGCAGCGTTGGCACATACTTGGCCAAATGCTGGGTTGTCAAGCCGGACGCCGGGTAGTGGTACAGATAATGTGTTCGTATATCTGTGCTCCTTTCTGGCTAGGGTTCCCAGCCTCGAGTATGTTGCCCGCCTAGCGCAGTCCTGCTAGGTGTAGGGCAGGAAAAGGG